TATTCATCTCTTTTCATCTCTTCACTCATTTTCTTTTTTGGTTTATCAGTTGAGACATAGGTTGGTTTTGCAGCACCTGTTTTCTCTGCTTGATTAGGGTCAGCAGCTCTTTTCCTTCTCTGTGCAGACTTACGTTCTGCATCAGTCATGGATGCTCTCTTTGCAGAAGATACACATTTGGGTGTTGATTTTTGACCTGGTTGACGAGCACAAGGTTTGCCTGATACTACTTGAACCCAACCTGGTTTTCCACCTTTTGATCTAGATCCTTTGAACCAATTATGAAGTGAACCCTCTTCTATGGATTTCTGAAATGCTTTTTTAACTTCAGACACACCAATAACATCAATCACTTCCGCAAAAGTTTCTCCTTTTGAATCTTCGATAGTAACAGAATCACTCATTAGAACTAGAATTCTCCTTATTATTTAGTATTCCTTGTTTTAACATCTTTGATAATTCTGATGTTGAACCTACAAAGAGTGCGTTATTAGTTACATTATTTGTTGTTTGTTTCTTATCTTCATCTACTTCTTTTACTTTCTTTTGTAGATCCATTAATTTATCAGTTGTATCTGCAACTGATTTAATAATTTGACCTGCTACTTCATATGCTCTGGCACTGCCACCTTCACCTGCAACTTCTAAAATACCATTAAGTGCTTCTTGACCTTTCTCAACCAACGAATATAAATTAGCACGAGTGTAGTCATAGTCTTTTTTAACATCATCCTTTGTAGATTCCACTTTTTGTGGTTTGCTACTGGGAGTAACATCAATCGCACTACTTGTGTTTAACGCTTTATCAATTGAATCATAGTTAGTCATGGTATTCATTAAATGTCTTTCTGTTGTGTTGGACTATATGATCTAGAATCATCGAATACTTCAATAATTCCATTAAATCCAAAGTCATCATCAGGTTCAACTAAGGAGTCATCCGCAGCAGTCAATACATCAATTGATGCATTTTCAATGTGTGTTTCTGCAACACTTTCATAACCACGATAAACAACGATTGTATTTGAATCAACAATCTCCTTGATTTTCATTATTTCTTTATCTATAATAATTCTCATGCCAACTGAGAGTGCAAGAGTAGAAGTAACATCAAATCTTGTTTTCGTTTTACTTAAATTTGTTCTTAAAACTGTGGTATTGTCATCATCGTAATCTTTGAGTGCTTTAGGGGTAGCAGAATATCTTAACTCCCTTCTAGCATTTTCAGTATCAACTGATGCATGATAGTCAACCTGAACTTTCTTGATAAGACCCTCACTAGAATCAGATACAGGACCGAAGAGATAAGTCTTAGCAGTAAAGTTTAGTGTGTATATAAGTGCTCTTCTTGTTGCGAAATCTCCTTCGTAATCATCTTGAAATGATATATTATCTAATACAATTGGAATATCTCTCTTTTCACCAATAACATTTACAAGATCTACAGTTACATTAAAGGATGGTTGAAAATATGGTAATATTTGTTCTACAATTTGTAATGCATCATCATTTAGTTTTACAAGAATATTTAATTCAAATCCGAGATTGTACGGGACTGGCATAAAGACTTTTCTAAGTTTCTTTCCATCAGTTGCTTTAAATGTTTGTGTAATTCCACCTTTTCTTGTAGCATCGTATGAAATGTTAGTTGTTTCAAATGACATACGAGGCAATGTAATTTGAACAGCACGATTTAGATCTGGTTGTTGTTCCAATCTTGCTAAGAATTTTTGCATAGGTCCGTAAGCAAGAGGGACTCTAATATCACTTGTTTCTTTTCCTGCACCATCTTGATGACGTATGTGTATGTCATTAAAAATTGTACCAAAAGCAATTATGGTTTTTCTGAGTATTTCGTGATAGTAGTATTGTCCTAACATTAGAATGTACCGAATGGATTACCTTCTGAAAAATCAATTATATCATCTGCTTCTGATTCGATGATTTCATTTGATTCAAAGGTTGTGTCTTGATTTTCTTCACTAAAGAAATCTAAAGCATAATTTGAGAATACAGTAGATCCAAATGAAACTACAGTTGTTACTCCAGTAGTATTTAACGTTGGAGAACTTATAGTAATTGAACCTATTCCAATACTTGTAACAGTTGAACCAGATCCAATTACAGGTAGTTGTCCAAATTCAACTAAATTTAATTCCTGATTCAAACTAATTCCTGATGTATTAATTCCAGTTATTATTGTGGTTGTAATGCCTATGGTTGCAATAGTTGTTAGTCCAACAACAAAGAAAGTAGATTCTAGTGCCTGTAATTTCTCACCAGGTATAAATGCAGCAGATGTTGTGCCTATACCAACATTTGATACTTTAAGTATTTTTGTATCAGTATCCCACTCTTTGACTGTTGCTCGAATACCTGAAGACATACCTTGAACAAGCTCACCTCTTACAAAGTTACCAACCCCTGTGTTAATAGATGGATTTGAAATAACAACAGTTGGAGCAACGGTATATCCAATACCTGCATTTTTAATAAAGATGTCTGATACTGTATTATTTGCAAGAAGATTTATTTCTGCAACAGCTGGTGATGTGCTAGTTCCCACAATTGAAACTGTTGGTGTTGCAGCATAACCAACACCATTATTAGTAATAACAAAATCAACGATACCAAAGTTAGATTGCTCAATAGCAGCAGTTGCTGCAGCACCTACCCCACCTCCACCAGTAATCGTGATCAATGGTGGCGATGTGTATCCAGCACCAGCGTTTGTTAATAATATTCGATCTATTGAGAATAATCCAGCTCTTGTTGTAGTAATAGCTACAGCAGTTGCATTAACATTTCCAACACCTAGTGGTGCAGTTGATATAGCAACGTTTGGAGTGCTCGTGTAACCACTACCATCATTATTTAATATAATCTCACGTACATATCCTTTATTACTAGGGGTAAGTTGTGCAGTTGCAGTGGCAGTTGTTCCAGATCCTATAAGTTGTAAAGTTGAAATATATCCAATATCTTCAAGTTGAGAATCAATTACATCAATACCCGTATCAATAACCTCATCCTCGTATTCAAAGAGTTCACATTTAAGTTGATATACATAATTTTTTCCTAATTGATAAAAAGGATCTTCATGTTCTACAAATTTTACCTCAAATAATCTTGCACCAAGTGGAAAAAATATTATGTCACCTTCACGAGGTCTTGATGCTAATTCATAATCCTCATCTGCTTCTAAAAATGGAGAAATAAAATCTTCAAATCTCTCTTTTGATATGGTGACTGTAAGTTCATCCCTTAAACTCACACCAAACTTAGTCATGATGTCTCCTTGACCACCATAACCCTCAAATGTATTTACATATGCTTCTAGTAGAAAATTATCATCAAAAGCAGATGATTGTACCTCTTTTATTATTGTTTGTTTTCTTACAAATTTTCTTGGAATATAAGTTACTTCAACACCAAATATTTTAAGGTGTTCATTTATTAAATCCTGAGTGAGTCTCTGCTCACTTTGAGAACCTTGTAGAAAAAAGGGATTTAATGCCATCAGTCATTACCCAATGAAGTCAAGAGGTGGTAACTCATATTCGAGCATCATCTTCTCTTTGATTCTTTCTAATTCTCTTTCAGCATCATCGTATATCTCACGACCATTCAATTCAATACCACCTGGTAATTTAACTCCTCTAAATTTAATTAAATTTTGTCCCCACTGCCTTTTTATCAATGCAGTCAAGTAAAGTTTGACAAAGTAATCATTATAAACTTGTGTAAAAGTATCAGGATCTAATGCTCTGTGACAATCTAAAACTAAGAAGTTTCCTGCTTTTTGTGCACCCCAGTCAATATCTAAGTATAATCTATCTTGTCTCTTATTAAATCTAACTTGCGCTTCAGGTGTAAGTAAGAAATCAATATCCTCAAGACGAGTTTTTGTCATACTATATTGTAAAAGTTCAACAGAATTAAAGTAATACAAATCATTTAAAAATAACTGATACTTAATACTAAACATACTACCAGATATAGAACTAGTATCAAATTTAAATATCTTGTTTACTCCTACAACAGAGTCAGGTATTTGTAAAAAATTTGAATTTTCATAGAATGTCGTTGTGGTTGTTCCGTAACCAGGTATATTTGTTGATGTTGTGGTCGTGGTTACTATTCCAACACCTGTTTTGCTGTTAATTTTACTTTCACCAGCAACATCTGCACCTATACCTCTGTCAATATCTCCTTGTGTGATTTCATATTTAAGATACATTCTTTCAACACCATCAAAATGACGTTCGTTAAAAAGTTGTATCGCATCATCAACTAAATCATCAACTTGATCATCATCAACATTTATCTCCAATACGGGAGCACCCAACTTTCTAAAGCAGTAATCTATTAATTGTTGTCTAGTTGTTGGTTTTGCCATCTTCTTCTTCTATTTCTGCTAATAGATTTTCGTATTTTTCTTGAAATTCAAGTTTTTCTGCCATCAATTCTTTTTGAGCATCCAAGTGATCTTGCACCACTGTTTGTAATTTTGCTTCAAGAAGAATATTTTGGTTAGTTAATGTAGAAATTTTTTGGTTGTAAATTTTAATCAAAGCATTCACATCAACATCATTATTTTGTGCCATAGTTTA